AATTTCGTGGATAGATTCGTGGATCGCCGTACCCTGCATAAGCGGAAAGGTATTAGCCCAATGTTTAATAGTATGAGGCTTAGGATGAAACCTCCCAATGGCAGTATGCCTATCGTTAGTAAGATCACTAGAGAAATGTAGATACTCATCAGCCCTAGGCTCACTAATCTTCCACTTAATAACATCAATCAGTTCCTTCATCGTTCTCCTCTAGTGTTTCAGTAAACTTAACGAGTGTTTCACCATCAGCATCATACACATGACCAAGTACATAATTATTAATCTTCACAAACTCTAGGCTTGCGACCTGCTGACCTTCACAAAAAACGCCACATATAACACCACGATCATTATAACAAGTAGCAACACTAATTGCGCTCATTCTTTCGTGCCTCCTTAGCAGCCTGTTTCTTAGCGCCACGCTCTAGCCGCTTACGCATGTTCTCCTCCAACTTAGCCTTTTTCATACCCTTAACGGTAGCCACTATACTTTCTCCTTAGGTTTAAATTTAATACACGTTGCAATGAAACCAGACTTACCACTAGCAGATGGATGACGGCGATAAGCATACACCTTATAGCCCGACTCATACAACAAGTCAGTAGCATCACACAACCCATCTACCTGACCCAACTTAACACCATCCGCAGCAACATTCCACTTCTCATTCTTACTACGCTTAACAGTAGCATCTACCATATTCTTAAACTTACTCATCAATATCCTTCATAACTACAGTACCATCATTATATATAGTAATGTACTGTGCCTTAAGATCATATAACTTTTCTCTCATCTCTTGTATAATAACTTCTATCTCATGATCCCATTCAGGAGTACTCATATAATCCTCACTAGTCATAGTGTCCTTTCTATTCTTCTTGTACAATAGCACACTTAGTACCTAATGTCAAGCCCCGTTACAATACTGTTACATATAAGGAATACTTATATGCTACTCACTACCACCATAACTACAGGGGTTATGATCATAACCAAGGTTATGCATATCAATACTAATCCAAGCATCAAGAGCATCACGAATAAGAAACGCCTGCTTCTCATCAGAACACTCGGCAATACCTAGGTAAGTATCATTCTCTAGATCGTTGCATACTAGTACGAAGTATGACTCACCAATCAGGGCAACAATAGCGTCAATCATTACAACTCCTCAAACCATACATCATCACCATAACTAATAGTCAACTCTTCTCCACACGCTACATCTCGAACAGTAATAAACTTAAGCGCATTAAAAGGGTAAGAAAAATTAGACACCTCGTCAACATCGCCAATAGACCACATCTCATAGAGACAATTCTTTTCAGACGAATGATTAAACAACGAGCCAACACCCATCGCAAACGCTAACCTGTTTTCATCCCAAGTAAACACATACCCAGCCGCATCTGTTTCATTAAAGGAATCTAGATCATTGTTCTTTAGCAAAAGAACGGGAGCAATATGAACAGTCGTGTTCTCTGGCAAGTCGGATGATGCGAACACTCCAACACCATGCTTCCACGACTGGTTCACATACACTCTCTCTCCTGCTGTTAAACGCCGTTCATTCATCACACTTCTCCATACTCGTGAGCAACAATAGAAATATTCTGTAACACATACTCAATAAAGTCTGCGGGAATATCCCCATTAATAATAGCCTCAGGATCTTCACACTCATAATCAACATGCACCTGCATCGCATCAAACGAAGGCTCGAAGATCAACTCTACATCAAACGTATAAGGATTAATCATGCCGTAGCCTCTTTGCTTAGAATGTTAAGCATATAATATGCAAACTCTTTATCCTCTGTCCAAGCCACAGTCTTATCAAAAGGCTCTGTCTTAGGCTCACTAAACGGAAACGAATACTCCGTAGTACGAGTACCCTCAACAACAATAAGGTACTGCGGGGTTCTATAATGGGTTGTCTCTTTAATATAATAATTATAACTAGACATTTGTAATCTCCTTAAGATTAGCATTGACCCACTCGGTAGTGAGCGAGGTCGTTTCACCTTCATCATCACAGTTTCCGACAATAAGCATATTGCCAGCGATCCAATCATCACCATAGATAGCCTTGTGTGACCAAGCAAGGTTGGTAGCATAGGTATTCTTAGGCAATCCTTCTAACTTACCTTCCTCATTTACATAAGCCGTAGCACCATCAAGGTACACACCCTCAATGTATCCGCCTACACAAGCCACCATATCATCGTAACTAATAGATGTTGGCTCCTTGATGATACAAACATCGCCCTGCGAATTGATTACTGCATAAGTAAACATTATACCTCATCCTCTACTTTCGTAACATTAGCCTGATCTTCTACATCATACTCCATGTAGTAAGACTCAAGCCCATCCTTACCAACCTGCTGTATAGCCTCAGTCATGGCGTTCCTCCAATCCGTAGCCTGCACCCTACAAGTAACCTGCACAGGTACCTCTAGAGTAACATAATACGCCTTCTTCTGGCAATTGCACATTATACTTTCCACCTCACACCTTCACTAATAATAGGAAACGAATCGTCACTAGCCTCATCACAATACTCATACCAATCAGCCCTAACCTCAGCCTCAAAAGCATCAATAGCCCTATAATCGCCGAACGTCATACGCTGATCCTCATCAACATCAGCCCAATAAGCCTCAGTCACATCATCCATCATACGATCAATGGCACTATCTGTTAGATCATTATACACTCTATCTCCTTCGTCGTCCATTTGATAATCAAACTCTAGCATACTCTCACCCCCTTGTCGAGTCGTAAATTGTTTAGATATTGTAAAGATTATGCGACAGCATAGGTATTCTCCATCACCATATTAGCCGCGTAACTAGCCGCATTAGCAGCAGAGAACAACAACTTAGGCTCAGCCTTACAACGCTTAGCCCATGCCTTCAGGTAAGCAGCAGACTGGGAATCATCAAGAGGCACACCAGTATTAGCACATAAGAACGCTGCACCAAACTCAGCAACTAATTCTTCTTTTGCATACTTATCACCACCAAACGTACCAAGATCCAGCCGGTTAGTGCGAGACTCATGCCCCGTACTGTGTGCAATCTCGTGGAACAGAGTGTGATAGTAGGATTCTAGCGTTTGGAATTGATCAACGTCAGGCATTGTAATGCTGTCCAATTGTGGAGTGTAGAATGCACGATCACCACCATGAATCAAACCATGCTTCAGCGTATCACACCACTCAGCCGTAATCAACTGTGCCTCACCATACTCATCATGCTCATGATCATAACCCTCAACCATTACATCAGGCAACTCGAAGGTATCAATACCATCAATCTGCGAACCATTAAAGACCCTGTAGTAGCGCTGAAACCACGAAGTCTTAGTCTCAACCTCACCCGTAGACTCATCCTCTACGTCACGTTGAGTAGACTTATTGTAGATGATGATCGTAGACTTGCTGCCCTTCTTCACCTGCATACCCTCATCTAGGCTGTTCATTGTGTAGAATCGTGGATCATTCCAACCATTCTGCTCAACAAGAAACGATAGGTACATGCTATTAAACCCTGTATAGGGACGGTTACTGATACCGTTTCGCGGCATCATCGCATCACCCCTACCCCGCACAATCCAAGGCTTAGACCACGGAGCCACACCAGATTCCATCAAGGCAATAAGCCCTTCGGTAATCTCGGCGTGTACCTCTGCAATGTCAAACTTCTTCTTCATTTTGCTTTCCTCTTTCGGTTAGTAATCAAACACTAGCAGACAATCCGCCAATGTCAAACGATCTTAACAATATCCTTACATTTACTGGTGATAAATAACGTACAGCGCAGTAAACGCCACTAGCACTACCAGAAAGACGTCGATAGGCATCATGCGAGACTACCCCTATTAAAGATTCTATCCGCGTGAGTATAGCAAGCCGCATCCATTCGCGCACTATGCAAACTTTCATGCTCACTCATAAGGATATCATCGTTATTGTCCCACGGATTAACATACCATACCTCGTACAATCCGTTGTCCGGGTCGATGATATGGTAGTCCCCAATTTGATCGCAGAATTTAGTATCCAAATTACGTTCCATTTTACACCCTCTCATTAGTATTTATACAAAACAAGGCGGGACAATGGTCATAGGTACATACTCTACATGCTGACCATCCGCGCCATCATCGTCAAACTTTGCAACCATACGGCTACAAAACTCTTTAGCATCTTGAGCAGATGCAAAAGGACCATAAGTATTTACCATCGTCATTTGCGTTGTATTTCCGTCATGGTACAGGTCATACCATACCACACTATATGCGAGTCGTTCGATCATAATTTTACAGCCTCTCTAAGCGTATTTTATACCCCATTAGTAGGGTAGTACCTAAAGTACCTGCAAGAGCCTTAGCAGCGCCTACAGGTACCTTAGAATCCATCCTAGCACACTATCCCGTACTAGTACGCGCTTCCCCGGAACGCAATCCAAATAGCCGCCTGCATATCTCGCGGAGTAGTGTCAAAGACTAGCGCAAGATTCTCGCAAGCCTCTGTTACCTCTCCCCGAATCTTAGGGGATACATCCGAACCGTAGCCTGCCGCTTTAGACATTAGGCTATCTACCGTGACCAGATCCGTGCGTCCCACGATATTGGCATAGAATGCTGACACTTTAGCGCCAGTTACAAGCCGCGAATAGTAGTGTTCAGACATTACAGCCAAACCCTTCGCACTACTCGCACCTAGGATGCCATAATTTGCGCGGCGCTTATACACCGGACGAAACGAATCCTCCACAATCGCATGGGTAGCCTTGACATTCTGCGACCATCGCGCCCGTGGACTAGTGACCGCCATTACAGCCGCCGCACGTTGCACACTAATCCCGTGCGCTTTAGCAATTTCTACGCATTCCTGCCGCGCCTTAGGGTACCACTCTGCACCCTGCCGTAGCATATCCTCCGTGCCTGCATCCTGCAAGATTCGGAAGTATTTATTGGTGATATTAGACATTTTTATACCATCACTTTCGTTAGATTACGGACGTAGCACACTTGATTCCAATCGTACCCCATACCCGTAACGTAATCGTACAGGTCGTTGTAAACAAACTCTGCCGCTAGGCGCTGATTCTGGTATGATTCTACCGCCCAATAATCAGCCTGCCTCATTCGCGTTTCATCGAATTCTAATACCAATTCTGTTTCCATTTTACTTTCCTCTTTCGTTGATAGGTGAAACGTACCAGACCATTGACGGAATGTCAAACGATCTTTACAAATTCCGAACAATTAGAATTTTTCCATCGAATCCCAACGTGCGCGATCCTCTACCTTTTTAGCATTGACCTTCGCGGTTACGCCCGTATCCCAATTGTGTTGGGCGGTATCCTCTGCGAATTGTCGCAATGCGCGGCTAAAGTCAGCCTCCAAACGCCCAATCTTACGGTATAGCGCCATTTCTGCATCGGTGAACGTTCCACCATTGCTACCATCGGCACCATCCATCGCATCCAGCGCCATGCTTACAGCGCCCATTACGCTAGTGAAATTCCTCTGCACTTCGCTCATAGCATACCCCTTTACACTCTGCCATTATTGGCAATACCCGGCGCGGAATCGAACCGCACTACAACCATTCGGGCAGACACTAGCACACTCTAGCGAATATCACCAGCCATTCGGCTGTTACCCCGCAAGCCAACCGGCGCACAACTAACACGCCTAACCCGCCTCTGACGCAACACTCCAACGCCAACATACTTCGCCGCCACCTTAGCAGAGGGAACACTAGACAACCGCACAACACGAAATACCTGCCCGTCAATCGTAACGGAAGGCTTACGGAAACCTTTTACGCTAGACATTCTCTGCCTCTACTTCCACCAAAAGGGACTCAATTAACGCCTCGACCTCGGGCGTAAACACTTCCACCATATCATCATCATCATACAGCATTCTACTTGCCTTTCACTAGGGAATGGTGCGCCCATATTGCAATGGGACTAGCCGCGCTTGCCGCACCGGATATATCATCACCCACTAGGGTTTCACACTCATATGGCTACTAATAGGGTACGTTTAACAGGGTTACTGCCCGCGTTACCCGTTCGCCTATATAGGGAGGATAGCCTACCCGTTTCACTCATCACGATTGCGCCATACGCCTACCGTGCTAGTGACCTAGCGTCCTACTCTGCAGTGCGCTTCACTTGCCGCCCTGCCTTGCTGATAGGTGAAATATGCCATGCCCGAAACCCAATGTCAAGGGGAATAGTCAACCTTTACAAAATGCTTACAAATCGAACAAGTGTTCTATTCCTCTTTGATCTAAGAGAACGAACGGGCGAGCGCGAATAGCAGACCTCGACAACGTTGTCAAGAGCAATTAGGTAACAGAACGGTAACAGTAATGCTAATCGGCAGAGTAATAGCAGATACCCTCTGTTTACCCTGCAAATAAGCCAAGACAGCGATGTAGAGAGAATACAGGCTAGGGTACCTGTAAGCATCGGAGAGCCTTAGAGGGCTGTTTCTGACGTTCTCACGGGGTATTGGTCACACGGCAACACTAACAACACTAAACAGAACCAAAGTGCTAAAGAATACAACCACTACAATATACAATAGAATGGCTTAAACCCTAAGTAACAGAGAATAATAAGTAACGTATTTAATAAGATATACCTTATAGTTATGGTACTATAAAGATATAGTGTTGTAATTACCTTTACTATACGGCTGTTATATATATATATATATAGTATAGTAATACTAGGCAAGGCGTTATATATATACAATCCTTGCCTAAATTGTATAAGCATACCAATAATGGCAATAAGCAAAAAAAAAGATGCGCCTATACGGTATATACCGGACACGAACCCCCGTTCAGCAGTGGTGATATATATACAATGGACTGCATATAAATTTAGCACTTTATACTTTGATGTTACATTTTAGAGATTTGGTGCATTATTATAGGTAGAGGGTTATTTTTTTTTATTTTTGTTTGAGGATAGGGAGTTATGTTTAATTCTAATGTGCAGCCTAAACGTGTTGTTAAGGAGCAGCGTAAGGAGTCTTGGTATTGTCATACTTGTGACTTGGAGCATCCGGCGTATTATTCTAAGTGTACTAAGTGTGGGGATCATCGTCCTCATTAAGGAGTTAGTGTGGCGGATTTTAGTGTTAGTAAAGGGGTTACGCTTGATAAGGTAGCGTTGGCTGGTATGCTTGAGGCTTTTCCTGCTAAGTTTGGTTGGTTTCTTAGTGTGGGGTATCTTCCTCATTATTGGCAGACGTTGTTTCATGCTAATAATAATGATGGTAGGCTTGTTAGGTTTAGGCACTTGGTGGCTGGTCGTCGTGGTGGTAAGACTCTTTCTGCTGCTTGGGAGGTTCTTTTTTATTGTTTGTTTCCTGAGCAGTTTCATAAGGATTTGCATGGTACGGATCGGGATGATCCTTTGTGGGTGTGGGCTTTGTCTGCATCGTATAAGGTGGGTCGTCCTTCGTATCTTACTATGCGTAAGGTCATTAATGATGCTGGTTTGATCATTGGTAAGGATGTTAAGGAGAATCGAGGTGATCTTAGGTTCGAGTTTTCTAATGGTTCTATGATTGAGTTCAAGTCGGCGGAGGATCCTCAGTCTCTTCGTGGTGCAGGCTTGGATATTCTTTGGATGGATGAGGCTGCTTTTATTAAATCAGACGAAGCGTGGCTGGTTACTCGCCCTTCACTCTCTGATAAGCAGGGTATGCTGATTACTACGACTACTCCTGATGGTAAGAACTGGTTTTATGACGAGTTTTGGGGTCCTGATGCTATGGCTGATGATCAGATTGGTCGTGTAGAGTACCGAAGTATTGATAATCCTTATTTTGCTAAGTCAGAATGGGAGTATGTGAAGCAAAGATACCATCCACTCTTGTTTAATCAGGAGTATTGTGCTGCTTTTGACTCTATGGCGGGTAGGGATTTGTCTGGTGAGTGGCTTAAGTACTATGATAATAGTGATTTGAGGAATGATGAGGGACAACCGTTGAAATTGCGTCGTTATATGGGCGTGGATCCGGCTGTTAGTATGAGTGGGAAAGGCGACAGGTTCGTTATTAGCGTTGTTGGAGTATCTGACTCTAATCAAGTGTTCTTGTTGGAGCAGTACGCGGCGCGAATCCCATTTGCGGAACAATTGGAGAAAATTGAGGAGTATTATATTAATTTTAAGCCTGAACTCATCGGCATCGAGTCGAATGCTTATCAGGCCGCGCTAGTTCAGCAGGCTGAACGATTACCTTCAATGCCTCCTATTGTTCCTATCTTCGCTAAGGGTAAAAAGTTCGAGCGTATCCTTGCGATGAGTCCTTTGTTTAGGATTGGTAAGATTAAAATTAAGAAGGATCATCGTGATTTTATTGATGAGTGGATTAATTATGATTCTGCCATGAGTAAGCCTAAGGATGACTGTTTGGATAGTGTGGAGATTGCTCTTAGGTGTGCGGGAGCCTTGCTTGGGGATTATACTGTAACTGAAACTAGTAATAATAATCTGCCAGACTGGATTCTCTCTGATAGGCCGGGAGTGAACAAGAAAGAAAACAATATTTATGATGATGTTATGGGGAGTGAGTGGTGAATAGTCTTATAGAGTTTAGTATTTATAGTAGTGGTGCTGATGCTATTACTGGGGAGCGTATCTTTCCGGGCGAAAGCGTTATAGATACTAATATTGCTAATGTGCCTGTTCCTTACATGGGGGACACGCTTACACGATTCGTTAAGGAGTCTACAATTGTTTGGTTGGCAGAGTCGGCAGGATACACTCTTACTAGAAGTAATGAGGGAGATCCTAGCGACACAGAAGATGTGGTTGGAGAAGATGCTAGTGTTGGAGGAGGAGAAACTCCGCTTGGATCGCCTCAGGATAGAGGGAGCAAGTCCTCTAACGGACGTACCGCTGGGACAGTTAAGGGTTGATGAGGATCAGCAAGACGCTGATTGGGCATTAAAACAAGGAATCATTAGTCCTGCGGAATATAAAGAGTTACTTAGTACGGCTGGATTAGAACCTTCTGATCTAGAATTTGCTTAGGAGGCTACGGTTGCACGAGACTAGTACACAATTAGGAGACACAAATACTACTGGTTTTGCTCCGGCAACTAGTCTCGTTAGTCGTGTCGATGAACTACAGCGAGGCCGCGACCAGATGGAACGCGCATGGAAAATTAACCTTAGTTTCTATAAGGGAAAACAATACGTCTTCTATAATAAGCGTACTCGCCGCATCGAGAGCCTAGCGACAGAAGACGGAGATAAGCCACGCTATCGTGTCCGTATCGTAGCAAACCAGATTGCTCCTAATAGTATGGGATTGCTCGCCCGTCTTACGAAGAGCAAGCCGCAGTTTTTTGCTACTCCGACTAGTGCTGGGTATGAGAATCAGAAGGCTACTGAGGTGGCTGAGAATCTGTTGGATCATTGGTGGAATAAGTTTAGTCTTAGTGAGAAGCGTGAGGAGGCGATGCTTTGGAGTATCATTTGTGGTAACGGGTTTTGGAAGATTAGTTGGGATGATAAGGTTGGGTCTAGTATTAAGTTGATGCTTGATCCTGTTAATGGTCAGCCTATTATTGATCCTCTTCTTGAGCGTTTGTTTCGTGAGAATCTTCAGAGTATGAATGTTCCTGAGGAGCAGTTTGAGACTGAGGTGTTTGAGGGTGATATTCGTGTTGATGTTATTAGTCCTTTTAATGTGTTTCTTGATGATTCTGCTCAGGTGTTTGAGGATTGTAAGTATGCTTTTTGTTCGCATCCTATGGGTGTGGAGGAGGTGTATAGTCGGTTTGGTGTGCGTTTGAAGGCTAATGCTATTAATCGTTATCCTGATGAGTCTCTTCCGGGTATGTATTCGTTTTCTTCTGGGCAGACTAAGGAGAATGTGCGAGAGATTTTTTATGGTTATTTTGTTCCTACTGCTGCTAATCCTATGGGTAGGGTTGTTGCGTTTACTAAGGCTCCTGATATTGTGTTGTATGATGTTCCTTGGCCTTATCCGTTTAACGAGTTGCCTTTGGTTAAGTTTCCGGGGTTGCGTATTCCGGGTCAGTTGTGGGATACGTCGGTTGTTGAGCAGGGTGTTCCTTTGCAGAAGGAACTTAATCGTACGCTTAGTCAGTTGATTGAGTATAAGAATTTGACGTTGAAGCCGCAGATGTTGGCTCCGGTTGGTTCTTTGCGTCAGCGTATGACTGATGAGCCGGGTGCTATCTTTGAGTATAATCCTGTGGCGGGTAAGGTGCCTGAGGCTATTCCTATTCCGGGGTTGCCGAGTTATGTTACTCAGCATCTTCAGGATATGGGTCAGCGTTTGAAGGATGTGTTTGGTTTGACTGAACTTATGCAGGGTACTGTGCCTCCTAATGTTGAGGCTGGTGTTGCTATTGATCTTCTTCAGGAGGCTGCTACTGATCGTTTGGCTCCTCAGATTCTTATGATGGAGAAGGCGTTGGAGCGGTGTGGTAACTTGATTCTTAATCTTGCTCAGAAGTATTATACTGAGCCTAGGCTTATGTTGCTTAGTGGTGGTGCTGGTTCTAAGCCTCGTGTGGAGCAGTTTGAGCACGCTGATATTCTTAGTGGTATTCAGATTCGTGTTGAGGCTGGTTCTGGTTTGCCGCGTACTCGTGCGGGTAAGCAGGCTCGAGTTTTTCAGATGCTTAATATGGGTTTGATTACTCCTAGTAAGGCGTATAAGTATTTGGATCTCGCTGACTTTAAGAATCTTCAGGCTCAGTTTCAGGCTGATGAGGATCAGGCTATGCGTGAGCATGATAAGTTGATTGATGGTATGATTGTTAATGTTAGTGCGGCTAATGCTGCTCAGGCTGAGTTAATGAATCAGGAACAGAATCCTGAGTTTGATCCTGAGACTGGCGAGCCGGTTCAAGCGGATCAAGATTTGTTGCAGCAGAGTATGGATGCTGGGTTGCAGCCTTTGACGTTTGAGAATAAGACTACGCATTTGGAAACGCATGGTGCGTATATGAAGTCGCAAGAGTTCGAGTTGCTTCCTCCTGATATTCAGGCTAGGTTCTATAAGCATTTTGAGTTGACGCAGCAGGCTATTGCGGCTGAGTCTAATCCGCCTGTTGAGCCGCCTCGCGTGTCGCTTCAGTTGCGTGGTGCTGTTGGGCCTACGGTTGGTTCGAAGATGCTTAATCAGGCTGGTGTGGATAATGTTACACCTGAAGAGTTGTTGGAGCCTCCGCTTGATACGGTGGTTATTGATAATAAGGATAAGCCTAATGCTGGTGATGAGACTGCTATGGATCAATCTAAGATTCAGCAGGACTTGCTTAATAAGATTATGGAGCAGGATATGATGAATTCTCAGAAGCAGCGGTTTGCTACCTTGGAGGAGGCGCGAAAGGTTGGCTTCTAGGACAGAGTGGACGGATGAGGCGAAGGCACAGATTTATGTGCAGTGGGTTGCGAATGATCGTAATGTTCGTAAGACTTCGCGCGAGTTTGGTATCCCTCATGGGACGCTGCGTTATTGGACTAAGGAGTGGGAGGCGAATGGTCCTCCTACAGAGTTGAATGATATTATTGCAAACGATGCGTATGAGTTTGTGCATCACGCTAATCGGGTACGCGAACAGGCAATGCTTAAGTTAGAGGAACTTATTCCTCAGGCAGAATCAAAGCAATTGTCTGCAATCGCTACTGTGGTTGGTATTATGGATGATAAGATTCGTCTTGCGTCCGGTCTTGCTACGAGGCGTACGGAGAATACTTATGTGCTTCCTAGTCAGAGTGATGTTAAAGAACTTATGGGTGCGTTTGTTGAAGGGCTTATTAGTGCGGCAGATGATCGTGCTAATGAGGTTATTGATGTTGAAGTTGTGGAGCAACCCGATTTGGGACTCCCTAAACCCAAGGAGTAGATAGTGGATATTGATATGGAAGGCGCTATTAATGCGCTTGTTTCGGATGACGTTCCGGTTATGGACACGCCTATGGACAACACTCTTTATGAGGAGCAGGTTGTTGAGGAATCCTTTACTGGTCTTGATCCGTCTAGTCTTCCCGAAGATCTTCAGTTGTATTATAAGAATATGCAGGCTGATTATACTAGGAAGACACAGGAGATTGCTGAGCAGCGTAAGCAGTATCAGCAGTTAACTGAGTATGGAATTGATCCAAATTATGCGTTGGAAGCGGTTGGCTTCTTGCAGCGGTTGGACGATGACCCGGCTTTTGCGGCTGATGTTGCTCGTCAATTAGCGCCGATGGAAGAATACCCAGCGACAGAACAATACTACGATGAAGAGAGTGTTCCTTACGATAATGCTAGTGGAGATTACGATTATATTTCTCCAAGTTTGCAGGCTGAGTTAGAGTCTATGCGCGAGTTTCGTTCTTCGTTTAATGAGCAGCAACAGGAACAGGCAATGCTTGTTGAGTTGCATCAGGAGGAAACGTATATTCGTGAGCAGTATCCGCATTATAATGAAACGGATATTGAGAATATTTATCAGGTTGCTCATGCTACTGATGGTGATCTTCTTGCAGCGCAAGAGGTTTATACTAGTATGGAGCAGAGTATCTTGAATAAGTATCTACAATCTAAACAGATTCCACAAGGGCTTACGAGTCCTAGTGGTGGTCCTGCGAGTGTTCCGGGTAGGTCTTTTGCTAATCTTGATGAGGCGCATAAGGCTGCTATGGAGAGGTTGCGTAATCTTCAATAATTAATTAATATTATTGGAGGTCTATAATGGCTGGTGGAACGTTAACTACTGTTGACGCTATTCTCAAGGAGTATTACCTTGGGCCGGTGCAAGAACAGTTGAATAATGAAGTTCTTCTTCTGTCGCGTATTGAAGCGCGTTCGGAAGATCTTGTTGGTAAAGCGGCATTCGTGCCGCTGCATACTGGACGTTCGTCTGGTATTGGTGCTGTTGGTGAAGACGCAGCGTTGCCTGCGGCTGGTAATCAGTCGTATGCTCGCGCTGAGTATGATCTTAAGTACTTGTATGGTCGGATTCGAGTTACGGGTCCGTCGATGGCTAAGACTAAGAGTGACGCTGGTGCTTTCCTTCAGACCCTTAAGGGCGAGATGGACGGCGTTCGTGCCGACTTGACGAAGGATCTTGCTCGTCAGATTTATGGTACGGGTGACGGTGTTATTGGTGTTGGTACTCCTGATGCTACGACTGCTACGACGCATACGATTACGCTTGCGGATTGGGAGCCGTTGAAGAAGGGGCAGTTCTATGTTGGTCAACTCGTCAACTGTTTTGTTGAGTCTACGGGTGTTGCTACTGCTGGTACGATTACAGAGTTTACGATTTCGGCTGTTGCTATTGTGGCTGCCGCAACGTCAACCCTTACGATTACTAGTACTAGTGTTGCCATGACTGCTGTGCGAGTTGCTATTACTCGTTCTGGTAGTGTTACTGCGGCTCAAGCATTGGATCGTTTTAATAACACGACTCGTTCTAATGAGATTGATGGTCTTACTCGTGTGGTTAATGTGTTTACTCCTGCTGCGGCTGCTGCAACGAATGGTACTATTGCTAGTGCTACTCTTGCTACTGCTCAGGGTAAGTCTGGTTCGCTTGGTAAGATTGACGCTTACTCGTCAACGTATTGGGATAATCAGCGTACGTTCGGTGCTACGCCGGGTACTGCTGAGGCTCTTACGATCATGCGTGTGCAACAGGCTATTAACCTTGGTCGTCAGAAGGGCGCTACGCCTTCTGCGATTATTACGTCGCTTGGTGTGCAGCGTGAGTTCTATCGTCTGCTTCAGGCTAATCAGCAGTTCGTTGCTCCGGGTGATACCGCGTATGCGTCTGGTTTTAGTACGCTGACGTATAATGGTATGCCGGTCATTGCTGATCTGGATGCTCCGTTTGGTAAGATGTTTATTCTGGACGAGTCTACACTTAAGGTGTTCTCGGATCAGGATTGGCACTTCCTTGATGGGGATGGTCAGACGCTTCGTCAGGTTTCGGATCGTGACGCTTATGAGGCTATCATGGTTCGCTACATGAATATGGGTGCTACGAATCGTAACAAGAACGTTGTCATTAATGATATTAATGTTAACGGTGTTGCTGACGCTGGTATCTAAGAATAAGTGGGAGGGGGGCTTCGGCTCCTCTCCCATTCTTTATAGAGAGGAGGCACGGATTATGAGTGGGGCGTGGACTCGTAAAGCAGGTAAGAACCCTGAAGGCGGATTAAATCAAACTGGGCGAGACTCGTATAATCGTGCGAACAATGCTAATCTTCAGGCTCCAGTTAGCGCAGCGGAGGCTAGTAATTCTCCTAAGGCCGCTAATCGTAGGAAAAGTTTTTGTGCTAGGATGAAAGGTATGAAGAAGCGGAATACTTCTGCTAAGACTGCTAATGATCCTAATAGTCGTATTAATAAGAGTTTAAGGAAGTGGGATTGTTAAGGTGAAGATTTATATTCCTGGTCGTGGTAGTGTGGATTCTGATGTGTATAAGGTTGATGCTGCTGTGCGTCAGTATAATGAGCGGCTTAGTTTTAAGTTGAATGAGGATACACAAGATTATTGTATTTATATGCGTATGCCTCGTCCTGAACCCGACTTGCCTATTCTCGGGTTTGGTCGTACGGTTCCTCATCCTGATGCTGCTTGTAAGAAGTTGTGGGAGTCTGATACTATGATTCATGGTGATAAGATTCTTAATGATATTCTTAAGTCGCAGGAAGAGTTTAAGAAGGCTAAGCATTATGCGGCGGATCAGGCTACTCAAGATTCTGCTGAGCGTATTGAGTATTTGATGCGTAGTCGTGGGGATAGTCCTGTTATTAAAAGTACAAGAAAGGTGGTGAAGAAGAATGACAATCATGACTGATTGGATTGATACAATGCAGGATTATGGTTTTGAGGATTTTGAGCAGACCACCCTTGCAAGGCTTCTTGATGATGCTCATAAGGAAGTGTGTCTTCGTGAGCCTTGGCCTTTTCTTGAAAAGCAAGAGACTATTGTACAGGCGGGTAATGATGATACGGTTACTACTGTAGGTAGTCTTGGGCAGGTTCTTGCGTTTGTTAATACAACGGATAATAATGTTCTTGTTCCTATGCGTAATGATGTTCAATTTAAAGATTTTGTTTATGATTTGACTGAGGTAGCGGTGCCTACTCGTTACTATTTTATTGCTGATCAGTTATACTTGTGGCCTATTCCTGATGGGAGTAAGACGTTAAAGATTCGTTATTTGCAGCAACCCGGTACGCTGACTGTGGCTAGTCTTGATGCGGATATTCTTTGGCCTTCTCGTCACGATAGTGTCGTCTTGTATAGTGCTCTTAGTAAGGCTTATCTTATTAATGATGATCCTCAGAGTGCTGTTATGCAGCAGGTTATGGAACAACGGTTGCAGGTTGCGCGTAACGATTTGTGGATGAAACAGTTTGATCGTACTGATCGGGTTATTGTTCTTGACGATAATGATTATACTTTTTAGAGAAGGGGAGGTACTATGAGTTTGCAGTTTACTAGTGTGCCTCCTATTCCTAGGGGTATGAATCTGGCTGGTCCCCCACTTTTTATTGATGATTCTTATTGTCGGTGGATGCAGGATGTTCTTGTTGATCGTCCGGGCCAGTTGCGTATGCGTGGTCCGTTGGGGTATTGGTATGATGCTACTACGGATAGTATTGGTTTGAGTGAGGGTCAGCAGATTATTGGTGCGTGTGAGACTACGATTAGTAATTCTACTGGTATTCCTGAGTGGCGTGGCGCTATCTTTGTTGCTAAGGGTCCAGACAATGATACTCTTGCTGCACAATCTACTGGTGTGAGTGCGCGTATTACCACTAATGGTTTTATGAATGTCTTTAAAAAGGTTAATGATGTTCCGGCTATTGTTGGTACTGTTAATCTTCCTTTTAATCTTAATGTTCAATATAATTATGATGAGAAGCGTTGGGTTAATCTTACTACGATTGATGCTAAGGCTGCGCTTGGTGGTGGTGTTTGGGTTGGTGTGATTGATGATGTTACTAATACTAGTGATTCTGGTGCTTCTGCTTTGTTTTTTTGGAAGGGTGGTGGGCAGGTTCCTGTTAGTATTGGTAGTGCTTCTTGGGATGTTGGTAGCACTACTCCAAATGTAATTACTCACTCTTCTACTACTGGTGTTGAGTCGGGTATGTTTGCTTTTTATAATAATGGTACTACAGAACGCTATCTTGGTACTGTTGTAAGCACTACTAGCACTACTGTTACTTTAGAGAAAAATGTTTTAGCGCGTACCGTAACTGAAAGCGTTAGTGGACTTACTGTTATTTATCGTAGTATTCGTGGCTTTGTTCATCAGTATGGTAGGGGTTTTGCTAATTATGATGGTGGTGCTTATCTTACTGGTGGTGGTATCGGTACTGATGCTGAAGGGCTTTTTAAGGCTGCTAAGTTAACGGCTGGTACAAGTATCTCTACTCATTATGCTTATGTGTATCGTAATAGTGATTATCAGTATGTTGGTAGGATTCTATATAATGGTACTGTTAGTAATACGCAGGTTCAACTTGCGGCTGGCGCTAATGAGCGAGCGATGACAGTTAGTCAGTATGTACAGAATGAGGCTTATGTTATTATTCGAGATGATACTGATGCTTATCATGGTGCTGCTACTTATGATAGTATTGCTGCGCCTATTAATCTTATTGATAGGCGGCCCGATATGGCCCCAACAAAACTTACTCTTACTAGTGGCACTAAAGCGCCACTACCCGCTCCGGGTATACTTAACTCTACCTACGCAGGACGACAATGGTTTGCAAACTTTAACACCACAGAAAACGCTTATGATATTAATATTAATCGTGTTGTATTCTCTAGTAAGGATAATCCAGAGAATATTAATCTTTGTCAAGATGCGTCGGATAGTATTGTGGTGCCGGGTCGTGAGAACATTATTGGTATTGCTGGGTCTACTTCTGGTTTGCTTGTCTTCCTTGAAAACAAGACGTATATTATTCGCGGCACTAAGCGCTCTAACTTTGCATTACAAGAACTCTACCCCGATGGTTGTATCAGTACGACTAGTATTGTTCAGGTTGGTGGTGGTGTAATCTGGGCAGGCAAGCAGGGCATCTATTATTATGATGGGGCTACTGTACGCAACTTTACTTCTGAAGCACTCGGCGTTTACTATACTGATGGTATTAAGGGTTTTAATTTAGCGAAGAATAGTGTTTATGCTTTTGTTTATAATAATTATCTTATTATGAATTTTACTAAGTGGTTTAGTAATTATTCGTTGCGTCGGTGGCAGTCGGCTGGAGAGTTTACAACGGACGGTATTACTTATCAGGACATTACTAATAATAGTTCTGTTGGTATAGTTAATCCTACTAAGATTTGTTTTGCTATTTATCTTCCTACTGGGGCTATTACTAGTATGAGTAATTTTACTCCTCGCGGTTATATGACGGGTATTATGGCGGCTAATACGGCTACTAATAGTATCTCTCCTCCTAAGGGTAATACTGGTACATTGTTTGATTTGAAAACATTGTTTACTGAGAACATTGATAATGAGGCTACGGATGGTGTCTTTAAGTCTTATTATTCTAATGATATTGTTTATTCTACTAGTACTGGTACTAGTGCTAATGGTCCAGATTTTTATATTGAGACTAAGCAATACAATTTTGATGAGACTACTCTTGTTAAGTGGTGGCGTAAACTAATGTTTAATATTAAGATTAGTCAGGGCGCTATGATGGTTGAGTTTGTTGATGTTAATAATCAGAGTTTAGTGGAACCTGTGACTCGTTCTAGTCCGGTTGAGTATAATAGTTCTGATGAGAACGGGTTTTTTATTGTTGATGCTACCCAGTTTGTTTGGGATTATTATGAGAATCTAGGTGTTACGCTTCTCGATCTTACTTGGCAGGATATTGAAGATACTCGTAAGTATTGGACGGAGTACTTTACGGGACAAGAGATTAGGTACTCTAAGTGGTTGGGTATCCGTAAGACGAGTCTTGGTTTCCGGGTACATACGTTGTGTGGTTTTACTTTGTTTACTCTTGCTGTTACTAATAAGTCTTTAACTAGTAATGTTGCTTCTCTTACTGTCGCTGATTCTAGTTCTATTATTGTTGGTGATAATATTCTTGTTAATATTAATGATGCTGCTTTTGATGGTTTGTGGCGTGTGCAGACTAATAGTGGTAATGTTGTTACTTATGATCGAACGTACGATAATGTGACTAGTGTGGCTGTTACTAATCCGTTGTATACTATTGGCTCGGAAGTTATTCCAGAAATCGTTGCAATCAACGATTGGGTATGGGGATTGAAACCATTAAGGCCCGGTAGAAACCGATGATTGGACTACCAAATTTTGATTTAACAAACCAGAGTGGTAAACAAAAGTTTGTAGAATACGTTGTTGGGCTTATGCGTAATGAGATTATTGTGTTTACTGCTAGTTATAATGATTTTGAAGATGAGAGTCGTTCTTCTTTGCCTGATGGTTTACTTGTTAATAATCATAGAATTGGGCTTAATGTTAATAAGCCTGTTGCTGGTGATGTTACTCCGGGTACTTATTATACTAGTACTGATGTTGCTGGTGGTACTACTTATAGGTCTGATGGTATTGATTGGGTTGCGGTTGCTGCGGGTGTTACTCCGGGTAATCTTACTGGTGATGTTACTAGTGTGGGGTTGGCGACTAGTATTGCTCCGAATGTTATTGTTGATGCTGATGTTAATGTTTCAGCAGCGATTGCTTATTCTAAGTTGAATCTTGCTCTTAGTATTGTAAACGCTGACGTTAACGCAAGTGCTGCTATTAGTTACTCTAAACTTAATCTTAATAATAGTATTGTAAGCGGAGATATTGTTAGTTTGGTTTGGTCTAAAATTACAAGCACACCCACTACGCTTAGTGGTTATGGCATTACTGATGCTGTTAATAGTGTTACTACTCGTACTGCTAATACTGTATTTTCTGGTCCTACTACTGGAGTAGCAGTAGCGCCTACGTTTAGGGCCTTAGTTGCAGCAGATATTCCTACACTTACTCTTGCTAAAATTAGTGATGCTGGTACTGCGGCTGCTAAGAATATTCCTGCTTCTGGTAATGCTAGTGCTACTGAGGTTGTTTATGGTAGTGATACTAGGCTTACTACTGCTGCGGCAAATCAAGTTATGTATAAAAACAGTTCTAATGTTGCTGTTGGTAACGCTACGTTTACTTTTGATACTAGTGCTCTTTATGTTCCTTACCTTAAGGTTAATACTGCTTCTGGTGATGAGGGTGGACAAATTGATCTTATAAAATCGGTAACTAATACTACTTTAAGTGCTGGTGTTAGTATTGACGTTTACCGAGATAAATTTAGGATTTATGAGAGTGGCGGAACAAACAGGGGCTATTACCTTGACATGACAGAAGGGCTTGCTAGTGGGGCATCACAAATTGTTTCTAAAGATACTAGTGGTAACTTTACTGCTGGTACTATTACGGCAGCATTAACAGGTACCGCTTCGACTGCTACAGCGCTTATTACAAATAGTGTTCTTACGGCACCAGCAGAAGTTTTTGCTACTCGCGCCGCTATGACAGGTACTGTTAACTATGATGTTAGTACTCAGGCTGTGTTGTATGCTAATGCTAATGCTACTGCTAACTGGACTCTTAATGTTCGTGCTAGTTCTAGTGTTTCTTTAAACACGCTGCTTGGTGTTAATCAGGCTATTACTATTACGCTTATTAATCAGACTGGTACTACGGCTTATTATCAGACTGCTATGCAGATTGATAGTACTAGTGTTACTCCTAAATGGGTTAATGGTTCGGCCCCTGCTGCGGGTAACGCTTCGTCTAATGATGTGTATACGTTTACTATTCTTAAGACTGCGAGTGCTACATATACTGTGTTTGCTAGTTTGGTTCGGTGGGCATAGTGAGTCCTTTGCGTTCTACGTTTGCTTCAGCGTCTTATCGAGGATATTTGCCAAGTTTTTATGCTTCGCTTACTAATTTCAATGGTTTTGGAACCAAATACTCTAACCCTGCTACATTACCTGCCGGAGATGGCAATGGTATAGCGTTTTCTCCTAGCGGTACTGATATTGCAGTAGCACACAGCACTACTCCGTATATTTCAGCGTATCCTTGGAGCAGCGGTTTTGGTACTAAGTATACAAATCCAACACCACTACCCGGAGGCAATGGTTCTAGTGTAGCGTTTTCTCCTAGTGACAATTATATTGCAGTAGGACATTCTAATCCTACGTATGTTTCTGCGTATTCTTGGAGCAGCGGTTTTGGTACTAGAAGTTTAGGCGGCCCGAATGTCGGTGATCTTAATGGTGTAACGTTTAATTCTGGTGCTAGTGTTTTTGCAGCGGTAGGTAGTCTTACTCCTTACATTACGGCGCTTAGGTTTAATAATGGTTTTATTGGTGGTACATATTCTGTGCCTTCTACGCTGCCGACCGCTAGGGGTAATGGTGTAGCGTTTTCTTCTAATGGTGCTGATATTGCAGTAGCACACAATACTACGCCGTATATTTCAGCGTATCCGTTTACTTCTCTTTCTATTGGTGGTGGTTTTGGTACTAAGTACGCTAATCCCGCTACACTACCTCCTGGTACTTGTAATGGTGTAGCGTTTAGTAGTGTTACTGAGTCTATTGCAGTAGCACACAATAGTAGTCCGTATATGTCTGCGTATCCTTGGAGCAGCGGTTTTGGTACTAAGTACGCTAATCCCGCTACGTTGCCTGCTAATATTGGTAATGGTATAGCGTTTTCTCCTAGTAATAATAGTGTTGCAGTAGCACACAATAGTACTCCGTATATTTCAGTATACCCTTGGACTAGGACCTTTGGTACCAAGTATGCTAATCCTGCTACAGTACCTGCTAGTACAGGTAGTGGTGTAGCGTTTAATCTTAATACTGGGGCTATTGGAATAGCACACACTAATACTCCATATGTTTCAGTGTACCCATCAACATAAAAATAAAGGAAAATATAATGCTAATTGTTACAAACGAACAGATCCTCTCTGATCTTGCAGATAATATTGTTGCACGAACACACGAGGTTCACCAATACGATACGAATATTAATAATTATAAGATGCTTCTTGAGAAGTACCCTGTTGCGTGGCCTGAGCATCTAGATCAGTTTAGGGGTATGGAGCCTCATGCGGCTGCCTCTCAATGCGGTGTGGAGGACATTGAAGAGTTGGCTGCTTGTCAACAGGCTGAGCGTGTGTCTTACTTGTTTAAGACTGAGATGGTTGAGCGTTCTAAGGCTGCTGCTATTCTTGAGGTTCTTAAGGAGCAGATGCCTGATGATGTTGAGGAGGCGGCTATTACTGCTGCTATTGAGCGTCGCGCTGCGGCAATGAGCCAGTCTGTTTAATCAATAAGATAAAAATTAATTTTATTATAAGTACAAAGGGGATATAAATCATGGCAGTAACAACAAACTTTTCGTTCACCAAACTCGTAGGTACTGACTACGCAGGCTATAGCACTATCAACGTTCTTATTGACAGTATTGATACGCTTCTTAATGTTCGTATCCCATCTACAGGTGGTCCCGCTAGCGCTGCTCCAGTCAGCACAGCAACTAACCTTACTGTTGCTACAACAAGCAAATCAATTATTTGTACTGCTGTTGCTGTTCTTACGCTTCCTGCTGCTGCTACTTATACTGGTCGTGAACTTCTAATTAAAAATACTACGGCTGCAACGGTTACGTCTGCTTCTAGTAATGTTGTTCCGCTTAGTGGTGCGCAAACGGCTAGTACCGCTATTCTTGCTGCTACGGCTGGTAAGTGGGCATTACTTGTTAGTAATGGTACTAACTGGGTTATTATGGCGAGCAACTAGGGGGGTGACGAGTGGCTACTACTACAGCAACCGACGTATTATCTGCTACAGATAATTATGGTAAGGCTCGAAACGCATTTGAACTGGCGTTAAAGCAGGCCTCTAATCAGCGCGAGTCTGCTATGATTGGTCTTGGTGCGGATTTTACTAGTCAGGTAGGTAATACGCTTACTCCTGGTGAGGTTGCGACGGCGTATGGGTCTGGTGGGGATCCTTCTAATCTTACTATTCGTACTGGTTTTGGTGAGGGTGCTCTTGCGACTATTGATAAGACTGCGGTTGGTAATGTTTATCAGGGGCAGGAGGCTCTTGATGAGCGTGGTGTTGGTGGTACTAGTGGTATTAGTCAGCAGGCTAAGACGCTTATGGGTGATCAGCAGGGGTTGGCTAGTCAGTCTGCTGTGCAAGATTTTCAGGGCGCGGTTGCTGAGGCCAATCTTGGGGAGGCGAGCGCTAAATATGATTTGGCTAGTGCTGAGGGCGCTCTTGATACTGCTACTGGTGATGAGAGTCCTATTCCTAAGCCTGAAGGTAAACCTAAGGGTAAACCTAAGGGTAAACCTAAGGGTAAACCTAAGGGACAGCCACAAGGTAAGCCTAAGGGACAGCCTAAGGGACAGCCTAAGGCTAATAAACAGAAGCCTCAAGGTAATAAACAGAAGCCTCAAGGTAATAAGCCTCAAGGTAATAAGCCTCAAGGACGGAAGCCTCAGGGACAGCCGCAAGGTAAACCTCAGGGACAGCCGCCGGTCAAGCCAAAGCCAAAGCCAACGCCACAGCAGAAGCCTCAGGGACAGAAACCTCAGGGACAGCCGCAAGGTAAACCTCAAGGACAAGGTAAGCCAGCGCCTAAGGGTAATGTTATTCCGAAGCCGCCGCCAAAGCCGCCGGTCAAGCCGGAGCCTAAGCCACAGCCTAAGCCACAGCCAAAGCCCACGCCGCAGCAGAAGCCAGAGCCACAGCCACAGCCAAAGCCCACGCCAACAAAGAAAAAAGGTAGGTGAAAAATAATGGCACATAAACCGGGACATAAAAATAAGAATAAAAATAAGAATAAAAATAAGAATAAAGTTCAGTTAACTCCGGCACAACAAGCAGAATTAAAAACAGCAGAACAAGAAACACTTGCTAATATTAGACTATCGGCGCTTAATCAGAATCGCGCTTCTACTGCGGCTCTTTATTATGCTAATAGTTTGGCTGCTCCGATTCAAGATATTGGGCAGGCTGCTGCTGCTGGTGGTAAGTTTGTGGATACTAGTGAGGCTGAGGGTTATCAGAGTCCTGTTACTGGGCAAATGACTAATTACCTTAAGGGTACTGTTAAGGATCCTTTTATTGGTCTTCGTGAGGCTGCTATTCAACAGCGTGTTATGGTTGGTAAGAAGAAGTATAAGAATAATTTGTTTGAGGCTATGAGGTCTGATTATCTTAAGGGTATTAAGGCTTCTAAGGCATCTGGTGGTAGTGGTACTGGTACTATTAATTATAATAGTGGTAGTAGTTCGGGTCCAGTAGAAACAGGTTAAAACTATTTAAGGAGTTTGCATGGCTTTTGGTGACTCGGGTAATCTAAATACAGATACGGGTAAGACTCCTACTGGTGGTACGGGAGTACTGACTAGGCCTGCTCCTAGGGATAGGATTAAACAGGATCTTATTCCGCGTAAGCGTAATCGTGGTAATAGTAGTCGTCCTGTTGCGCCTCGCGCTCCTGATCTTGATGCTAACATTAAGGATTGGGAACGTCCACGCTCGTACGAGATTATGAAGAATGTTGATACGATGTTGAGTCAGACTCGTTTCTCTGCGGTTAGTGCGTACTATGACAGTAAGGGTAAGGCATTTAATTTTAATCCTACTGATGTTGCTGGTATGATTAATAGTGGTGTCCTTGCTTATGGTAAGACTGGTGAGGCTGGGTATCGGGTACCTACTGCCGGTGTTAATGTTAATGCGCTTGACCAGTTCTTACGAGATAATTATAAACGTAATGCTAATGGTGGTTATAAGCGCGTGAAGCAGAATCTTGCTTTGTCTGATACGTTTAAGCAGAAGGCTGCTAGTAGTACTGCTGCGTTTGATCTGGGTCGTCGTGATCTTAATCCTGCTACACCTGCTGCTCTTCTTGTTGATGCGCCTAAGAAGAGTGTTGTTGGTGGCGAAGAGTATGACTATAGTAAGATGGCTACAGAGTATATTAAGGATGCTGATACTTACGCTACTCTTAATAGTAAGATTCTTAAGAAGATTGCTGATGAGGGTGGTAATGCTATCCTTCAGAATATTCAGGAGAATGGTGCTACACCAGAGAATATTGAGGCTCTTAAGCCTTATATGTATTCGTTTGATGCTGAGTATGGTCAGGCTCAGATTCGTTGGATTGATGAGACTTTCCTTGGTGGTCAGGGTAAGCAGGCTGTGGCTGATGCTGCTCGTCAAGCGTCTGATTTGGATCAGCGTAAGTACTTGTATGAGGAGCGCGTTAAGGAAGCGGCTAAGGTAGAGAAAGATAATAAGAAGAATATTGAGGCGGCTACTACTTCTTTCTTTAATACGGATCCTAATAAGGGTGCTATTATTCCTAAGTCTATGTGGCTTAGTAATGCTGCTAGTCTTCTTGTTGCTGGTACTGGTGAGACTATTAGTACTGAGGCTTTGAATGAGATTTTTTATGCTGATGTTCAGAAGGGTACTTATAAGAATCTTAGTGATTCTGAGAAGATGGCTATTTATTCTAGTGTGGTGGCTGCTTATAGTGCGGGTAATTATATTCCGCCTCTTATGGTTGCTCGTGCTATTAGTTTTGAGGAGGAGTTGGCTAACAAGGGTCTTATGCCTGATCAGGTTAAGGCTAAGGATAACGCTAATAGTCAGGCTCTTACTGATTATCTTAAGTCTCCTATTACTAAGGCTGCTACTAGTCTACCGGGTGGTGGAGCGCTTATTGCTACGGGTCTTATTGGTGGTCTGACTGCTGATAAGATTAATGAGGGTTTTGCGTCGGGACCATTATCGTCTACGCCTCTTAAAGATGGTTTTAGTATGGGTGATCTTGGGACTAATGCTCTTAAGAGTGTTGTTCGTAGTACTATTAGTATGCCTCAAGGGTTTTATTATGGTGCTATTGATCCTACTGGTACTGTTAAGGCTATGGCTAATGATTATAAGAAACGTTATGGTAGTGTTGAGGGCTTTAAGCAGAGTGCTTATGAGGATCCTCTTGCTCCTATTATGGACGTTCTTAGTGTTCTTAGTTTTGTTGGTACGCTTGCTAAGGTTGGTCAAATAGCGCGTATTACGGCTGCTGCTCGTGGTGGTAAGGTTGCTATGGGTGTTGGTGAGATTGATATGGCTGCTTATAATGCTCATATTGATGATTGGTTGAATACTCCTGCGGCTGAGCGTACTGGTCCTGCTCGTCCTCCTTCTGATTTTATGACTGATCCGCCTACTATTAGTGTTCGAGATTATGCTAAGTTAGCACGACAGGCTGCGCTTGGTTCTGAAGAATCAGCAATGGTTCTTGGTACTATTCTTAGTGATAGCAAGATGGGTTTGAATAGTGCTTATGTTCCTACGGCTATGGATAAGGCTGCTGCTTTCTTTGAGCCTCGTTATAGGATCATGACTCAACAGGAGGGTGCTCCGCTTCGTAAGACTGCTATTGCTGATCGTACTATTGAGGTTCTTCAGGAAACTATTCCTGAGACTACTAATGCTGCTGCTATTCGTTTTGCTGGTAATCCTCTTGCTCGTGGTCTTCAGAAGGTTAACTTTTATGCTCAACGTCAGGTTGCTAGGACTCCTGGTGCGTTGCCACAGTTGCTTGCGCAACTTCCGGGAGGCTATCAGTTTAGGTTTACTCGTGCTTTGCGTGAGGGTGATCCTGCTGTGCAGGATCTTATGGCTCGTGAGATGATTTATAATACTATGTTTGCTAGAGAGTTTGATGCTCTTAAGATGAATGATGCTGAGCAGTTGGCTGTGATGGATATGGCTAGTGGTGAGATGTATTCTGCTACTAATCTTCGTACGATTGCCTTTAATCGTGTTGAACGCGCTAAGGCTATGGGTCTTGATCCTACTGATAGTGCTATTATCGGTATGGCTGAGCAGGATTATAAGTTGTTTGATGATCCTTCATTTGTGCGTGAACTTGAGGCGGCTAAGAAGGCTATGCACGGCATGGAGGATGGTGTTATTTCTGAGCGTGGAGCACAGTTACGCGGTGCTGCTGAGCGTATGATCTTGTTGCGTGAGAAGACTAGTCATATGATTGGTCATTCGTGGGATGATTCTCGTGCTACTCGTGCTATGCAGTTGCGGTATCAGGTGGCTATGGAAGCGTTAGATCTTATGCCTGAGTCTGTGTTTAGAGAGTTGGGACAAGGCGTTAAGAAGGTAGTTAATCGTGTTGCTAGGCTTGCTAAACTTAATCCTGTGTTTCATTTGTATGAGATTAATCGTGCTGATGTTATGGATCTTCCTGATGTTAATGGTGTTGCTCTTAGGGATACTGTTGGTGTTAGTGCGGCTGATTTGAAGATTGTGGCTGATCAGGTTGAGGCTTCGTTAGAGTATTTGCGTGGTGATCTTACTAATCGTACTAAGGGTGCTACTCCTGTTCTTGTTATTGAACGAGAGTTACCTAATCTTGTTGGTAATCGTGACTTTGTTATTGTTAAGCGTGTCCGTGTTGAGGGTGATGGTGCTCCTGATTCTAGTAGGGTTAGTCGTCAAGGTCTTCTTGATAGGCAAGAGTTGATTTTGCCTAAGGAGTTTTTTGTTACAATTGAGAAGGGTAAAGGCAAGGGTCGTATTGAGCGTTGGGATAATACAAAGAAAGATGAGTTTGGGTTTACACAAGCACAAGAACGACTGAATGAGTTGATTCTTAATGAGATGGAAGCCTTGTATCCTAATGCTCGTGACTTTACTGATAAGGTTGCTAGTGAATCTCTTGGTGTGCGCGAGTCGTTTGCTTCGCGTAAGAATTTTAATAAAACTGTGGCTAGTGGTGTACTTAGTTTCAGGTATCAAGAGCAGGTTAATGCTCATGCTGCTTCTGTTCGTGCTAGGTTTAATAATGATATTAGTAAACTTATTGATGCTCAGTCTGAGATTATTGCAATAGCAGATTTTGATCCTACGATTCATCAGGCTCTTCGTACTGCTAAGGTTTATCCTACTCGTGCTATGGCTGAGAATACTTTACGCGCCCTTAATCGTGAGGGTACTATTGAAGAAGTTGTTCTTTCTAATGGTGAGAAGGCGTATGTTGCTAATGTTAGTTATTTTGATGTGACTGCTGCTACTATGAAGGAGATGCGGCTTCGTCGTGTTCTTGATTGGGATAAGGATCTTGCTGATAAGTACTTTCAGGGCATTGAAGATATTAAAACGCTTGATCCTAACTCTGCTATTGTGGTAGTGCCTAAGTATTTTGCTAAGAATATTGCTAATTCGTATAAGCGTAGCGAACTTCTTGCTATGAAAATTCTTGATAAGGGTACTGATTTCTTTAAGGTTCTTACTCTTAGTCTTAATCCTAGGTTTGTTCCACAACAGGTTATTGGTAGTGCCGTGATGCTTATGATGGCTTATCCTGATAAGGCTGGTCCTATTATGGGTAAGATGCTTGAGTATGCTGTACGTCAGTCGCATAATAAGATCTCTAAGTTAGTTGATGGTGATGACGTTGAGTTTCTTAATCATTCTACTGATTATATGGTTATGGAAGAGTATATGCCGCGTGATGTTACTGAAAGTATTATTCAACAGGATATGTTTCAAACAGCGCAGGCTAAGTTGCCGTCTAAGATGACTCGTTATGTTATGAATAGTGGTTATATGATTGCGTTTGCGTGGGAGAAGAATCTTCGCATTGCGCTTGGTCGTAAGATGGCTATGAATTATCCGGGTTTTGAAACGTTCGCTAAGACTAAAGTTGTTAAAGACTTTGCTAATGGTGATGTTACTATTCCGGGTATGGCTCCTAGTATGTATAAGACTAACTCTCCGTTTGCTGCTGCGTTTAAGTTGCTTGCAGATCCAGAGTCTCCTTATTATGATCCTATGTTTCTTCGCGAGGTGCGTCATGGTACGGATATGGTTGCTGGTAATTATCGTGACTTTACTGCATTTGAGCGTAACATGCGTAACTTCCTTGTTCCATTCTATGCGTGGACTAGGCATTCTGCTATGTTCACTAAGCGTATGGTGCAGGAGCGGCCACTTACTGCTAATGCGTTGGCTTGGACTGGTAATTATGGATATGAGAAGACGCTTGAGATTGGTGGTTTACCAGAGTGGTTGTTGCAGACTCTTCCTATGCCACAATTCTTAGAGAATATTCTTGATCTTAATCCTCTTATGGATAATCGTGTTAGTGTTGGTGGTGTGATGCCGTTTGGTACGTTTGGTCAGAGTGTTGCTGCTGCTGGTAACTTGGCATTTGGTCGTAAGTTTGGTAATAGTGATTACATGGATTTCGCTAGTCCATTTTTGCAGCAGTTGGAGGAACAGCGAACTGGTCGTAGTCTTTTGACTGGAGCACCTGTTCCAGATATGGGTATTGGGGAGAAGATTGTTGATGGTTTTGCTGGTTATCCTGTGATTGGTGCGGTTGTTAACTTGTTTAAGAACGAGTCACAGTTGAATGGTATGAGGGGTAATGAGAATCCTGAGGATGTGTTTGTGGATGTTAATGATCCTAATTCTAAGTTGAGTATTCCTGCTGATAAGTTGAGTACTAAGTTTGAGACTGATTCTCCTACTGGTTTGTATAACTTGTTTTCTCCTGCTAGGGCTTATAGTCTTGATCCTGAAGGTATCTCTAAGATGATTTCTACTGAGTTTAAGAAGGCTGGTGTTACTTTGCCTGCTAAGAATAGTACTGAGTATAAGGGTATCTTTGCTACGATTAATAGTCTTCAGATTTGGAAGCGTAAGCGTGATTGGGTGCTTAATACTTATACTCCTGCTCATCAGGGGGATGCTCCTGAGTTGGTACTTCGGGCGCAACAACAGTTGGCTGCTGAGTTCCCACAGATTCCAAAGTCTACTCCTCCGGGGTTGGTTGAGAAGGTTCTTAATGGTTATATTACTTTACCGGGAGGTGGTTAGATGTGAGCGAGGATAGTGTACAAGTTATTATGGTTAAACTTGAGCATATGGAGAGTCTTATTTCTCAGGTTCATGAGGAGGTTAAGCGCACTAATGGGCGTGTGACTGAGTTGGAGATGGAGAGTGCTGAGTGGAGGGGTCGTCTTGAGTCTCGTCGTATGTTTCATATGATTCTTACTACTGTTGCTAGTGGTTGTGTGCTTGCTGGTATTGTTTGGTTTATTACTCATTCGATTAATTAATATGAGTAAATACGACACACAATTAACGCCTCTTCAGGAGGCTAAGTATAAACTGGCTGCTAGTAACGCTAGGCGTACAAAGGATACTGCTGATTATGATCTTAGGGGTGCGTGGTTAAAGGATCCTAAGAGTATTGGTGGTAAGGGGCATCTTACTGATGAGTTTAAGAAGCCTAATCATCCTACG